TAGCACTTCTTTCTCAATCGTTATCACAGGCCAACCTGGTAGCCGCTCCCGTGGAGAGTGGAGACATTGGCAGTGCAAAGATGGTGAGCGAGTTTTTAAAGTGGCGGATGAACTCAATGACGGAACTTCCACGGGAAGCCGCTATCGGAGCAAACTATTTATTACAGAACGGAATTACATTTTTCGGAACATATTGGAAAAGGGAAACCACTCGAGTGTTTAAGGATATCAGCCTTGAAGAGATTGCCCAAATGAGTCCCGAACTGGCTATGGCGATCCAAGATCCCGAGATGAAGGAGGGAGTCGAAGAGATGCTATTCCCCTTATTCCCTAATCTAAAAAAGCGAAGAGTTCGGAAGATGATTAATGAACTTCGCAGTAAAGGAGTATCGAAAGTTCCGACTGAGAAAGCGGTAGTAAACAGACCGGCAATTAAGGCGTATGAATTAGGCAGAGAAATAATCATCGACTCCAATGTAATTGATTTGGAATCTGCCAGGAGCATTCACTGCATCCATTATTACAGCCCCGAAGCATTAATGCAAAAGGTCAGTGAGGGATGGGATAAAAAGTGGATCGAAGAAGTCCTCGAAAACTCGAAAGGCTTTTATGCGGATGAAAGTTATTCGACTGACTTAATGTCTTACGATTCCGGCAACTTTTACGGGACGCAGAATTACGAGGGCATGGTTCGGATAATTACAACTTATCGTAAGGAATTGGACGAAGACGATGTGCCGATTTGCACGATTACTTGCTGGGCGGACGAAGCAGAAGGGCATGGGTTTCATAGTCCGATGGCATATGATGAGGGCAGATATCCATTCGTTTGTATCACAAGAGAAAGCCTTAACCACCGACTACTCGATTCCCGAGGTTATCCCGAACTTTTAAAGTCTTATCAGATTGCGGCCAAGACCGAAATGGACTCACGGCGCGACCGCTCCTCGATGAGCACAATGCCAGCCGCAGAATATGTCGTTGGTCGCAAGCCCGAACGGATCGGACCAGGTGCGCAGATTCCAGTCCGCCGCCGTGGGGAGTTTGGCTTCGTTGAAATCCCCCGCTATTCGCCGGCATCGATGGAAGTGGAGATGCAAATCCGCCAACTTGCAAACAAGATAACCGGTCGGGCAACATCCCCCGAGGACGCAGTTGAAGCAAACAGCATTAGACAGCACCTCGTCAATCAGTGGCTCAATGGATTCAAACAGATTTTAAATCGAGTATGGTGCTTAGATCGCACTTATGGCGGTCCACAGATATGGTTTCGGGTTACCAATAATGAGCAAGGCGCTCAACTCATGCTTGATGAGACTGCGGAGGTTTATGATTTTAATATTACATGGAACAGCATGAACCAAGATGAGGAAAAGGTTCTTCAGAAGCTCGATACAGTTGGTAAATTAATGTCTCAGTACGACCGGCAAGGGGTTGGGCGATATGATGTATATCTCCGCAAGGTAATTGAAGCAATCGATCCAAATCTTGCCGGCCAATTGATCGCCCCAGCGGAAGAGGCAACCGACAAAGAGATTCAAGAAACTTCCGCAGACATTGCCAAGATTGCATCGGGACAAGTAGTCAATGTACCGCAACAGGGGGTAAATTCTCAACTTCGTTTACAGAAACTCCAAGAGTTCCTTGAAGGTACTCCCGAAATACCGGCACAGGATGTTCAGCAAAGAATGCAAGAGGACGAGAACTTCGCCAAGAGGCTTCAGACATATGCTGGACAGCTCGAAATGATGCAAGCCCAACAAAGGAACGCAATAATTGGCCAGCTGGGGACTGCCCCCGGCAATGTACCAGGTACATCGATGGCCGCTTAACTAAAATTACCATGAGCTTATATAGAAATATCGCAAAGAAGAAGGCACGAATTGCCGCCGGATCGAAGGAACGAATGAGAAAGCCCGGAGCAAAAGGCGCACCATCTGCAAGTGCGTTTAAAAAGGCGGCAAAAACTGCAAAAAAACGCAAATGACTTTAGCAGACGCAATCAATGGCCTCGGCGAACAGACCGAGTGGCTAACAGTAAAATCATTTATCCTCGAACAGAGGGATATGTGCTTAGTCGATTTTCAGGACTATACCCATGTCGATAATCCGCAGAAACTTGCCCGTCTTAGTGGAGAGATTGCTGGACTTACACGAATAATTGAAAGCTTAGAAAATGCCGAAACTGACACCCCATCAGCAATTTAAAAACGAACATCGAGCCTTGCTAAATCGCTGGCTAGAAGAGAGTGATATCGATGACCATGAGATGGCACAAATCGCCCTGACCGATGTTGAAGAATGGATGGACGAGGAAGTTGTTGATTTTGAGTGCGACATGAGCCTCGATGACGAAGAACACGAAGCGTAAAGGCTACATTTACGAGCAGACTTTCTTCACTGAAGCGTTAAAGAATGGGTTGGAAGTTTTCATCCCACTGGGTGACCATTTACCAGTTGACTGTATCCTCGTAAATTCGGCGGGCAAAAATTTTAATGTCCAAATTAAGGGGTCTGAAAAGTCAAGCAAAGGGGAAAGAAAAAACGGGTGCAAACGGTATCGATTTTCCACGACTACTGGGCGGGTAGTAAAGCAACCACTAGACTGCACAAAAGTTGATATAGTGGCAATATTTTGTGCGGACATAAACACCTGGTACTTAATCCCATGTATGGCTCTAGACGGAGCATTAACAGTTGCGGTTTACCCGGACAACCCCGAGTCCAAAGCAAAACACGAAAAATATCGGGAAGCGTGGGACTTATTCAAAACTCCCTGAAAATTATTCCCGACCCCCTGTCATAATGGGATGTGGCGAACCATATCGGTCCGCAGAAAAACACAAAGAGTGCGAACTTTAAACGCAGAATTATGGCAGATACAGTTACAACCGAGGCACCGGGTTCAACAGGAGCAGAATCACAAACGCAAAGCATTACGACCCTTGAGGAGTTGACGGCATCGTTCGTTGACAAAGTTGAGGAGAGTGAAGCGAAAGAGGAATCTGAAGTGGAAGCTGGTCCCGAGACCACAACCGCAGACGCAGAGACCGACCAGGATACAGATGTTCTTTTACAGTCTACCGAATCTGAGGAATCAGAAGAGGAAACGGAAGAGATAGCAGAAGAGGAGGAGTCAGAATCGGAAGAAGCTGAACCGCCCAAAGCTGTTGGCAAGCTACTCCGCCAGATCAATAAATTGACTGCGCGCGCAAAGGGAAGCGAAGAAACAGTCGAAGCATTACAAGCCCAAATCGAGTCACTAAAGACAAGCCCTCAGAAGCAATCGCAATCTAGTCAGCCAGCTTTGGAAGAAGTCCAAGACTTTCAGTCATTGGAAACCTTACGAAAGGAAGCAGTAGCCGCTAAGAAGTGGGCATTGCAAAATATTGGCCGTGATTATGTAGAATCCGGTGGGAAAGAATACAGCGATGACGATATCCGCAATATTCTAACTCAAGCCGAGGACTACTTATCGGAGAAAATCCCCGAACGGGCGCAATATCTCCAATCATCGGCTCAGTGGCAACAGGATACGATTAATACTCACCCGTGGATTTCAGAAACAGTCGATACCGACCAAGCCGAAGAGCGGAGATCCGTTTTAGGTCAGATCAAAAGTCAGTATGCAGACATTCTAAAATCCCTACCTAATGGTGATTTTGTAGCGGCAACACTCGTTCGAGGAGTTGAAGCAATCAAAGCGGACCAGGCGGCCAAGTCGGCCAAACCGAAAGCCAAGAAAGTAGCCAAAGCACCTCCTTCATCGATGGGCGATTCAAGTCCACCGGTACAAACCTCGGCCACTCGAAAGACTGCAAATAAACAAAAGATTTTGGAGCGTAAAAATCTCTCGGAAAACGATCTTGCCGCACTCTTTGCGGAATAAAATTTATAAAAATCTTAAAATAAGGAATTAAAAAAATGGCTTTAGCAACTAGTTACAATGTAACATCAACCCAAGGGGCGCGTGAAAATTTAGAAAATTTATTGCGCTCTGTTTCACCAAAAGAGTGCCCTTTATTCGCAACTCTTCCCCAATCAGCCGCTCCCAAAGCGACATTAAACGAATGGCTCGTAGACTCACTTTCCGATCCCTCCCTCGCCGGACAAATCGATGGCGTAGATTATGGATTGAGCGATATGAACGATCTCGTAGCTTCAAGGGCTAGACTTGGTAATAGGGTTCAGACATTACAGGACCGATTCTCCATCTCAAAACAAGCTGAAATGATTGATGTAGCTCCTGGCGGGTCTTTATATGCCCAGTCAAAAGCGAAATCTCTTTTACAACTTCGCCGCTCTATTGAAAGTGCAATCGCTGGTGGAAATGACCAGGTAGCTGGTTCTTCTACAGTCGGAAGTACCCTCGCGGGAATCGGTGTATGGAGTGATCCAGCTTTTACAGGCAACACATTCGATACAACTTTAAAGCAAAGCTTCCGTGCGGTAAGTGGTTCAAGAATTACCTTAAATGGTATGACTGAATCTTCATTCCGTGGAATGCTGCAGGCAGTTTACGAAGCAAGTGGAAGTAAGGGAAGTTTCAAACTTTTTGCATCGACAGGAGTTATGAATGCGGTCACAGATTTCACGAGATCCACAACTGCAAATGGTAACTTCAACTTCGATCAAGATGTATCCGATGGAAGCGTCCGTTTGAGTGTGGTAGACTATATTTCAGATTATGGTCAAATTTCGATAATCCCGGATTTATTTTTAGGTAAACAGACCTCCAAAGCAATCACCGGTGCAACGAATGCGAATCCAATCGTAATCACATCGAATGGTCACGGACTTACCAGTGGTGATTCTGTAGTGATCAGCGGAGTTCTTGGGAACACAGCGGCAAACGGTACAAAGACTGTTACTGTTGTAAACGCTAACACATTCTCAATTGGTACAGCCGGAAACGGTGCGTACACAAGCGGAGGTGTTTTCGTAGATGCTCCAAATACTGACGAAGGAACAGTAAACACAGATCGTGCCTACTTAATTCCATCTGACGATACTCTCAGTCTTAAATTCTTGGAAGGTATAACTGTTCAGGATTTACCTGACAGCGGTGCTGGAAAAAGATCCATCACTGAGGCGATGTTGACTTTGCGTTGCGCAAATCCACGAGCACTTGGTTCAATAGTTTAAGTTGGTTTAGTAGTGTTATTTTGGGAGGCCGGTTGGGTAGTGGCCGGCCTCCCTTTTTTCTTTAAAATATGAGTCTCAATATAATAGTAAAAGGCGGTAAACGGAGTGGAATGTCAGGCGATGAAATGGCAAGATACTTATCGAAAAAGGTGGAAGTGGAAGCCAGGCGAGAAAAAGCTGGATATAAGCAAAGAGCATTAGCCGCTCGCAAATACGGAAAGTCTGTTGGCGGAGGGAAGAACTTCCGAGCAGTCCGATCCGTAGATGTCACTACTTATTTGCGACATGAGATTGAACGGCCCGGCTGTATGTCCGATCCCGAGTATTCGAGGGACTTCGCTAAGAAAAATCCTGAAACGGTAATCGGAAGCTAGATGCGGACCGTAACTTACACCGAACTTAAAAATCGATTCACCTCGGCAATCGGGGTGGATACTTTATTATCGGTTGAGGAAACAGCATTCAAAAACTCGCTAAACGACCGAGTAAAAGGAGCATGGACCCGCGCACAATGGCCCGAGCTGATGTCAGTAGTCGAAAAGACTGTTGCCGCCGTTACCTCGCCAATCGTTGCAGATAAGGCGGTTCAGATAGATAACGATGCAAATCTGATGGATGTGTTTTCGGTCTTCGATAAGAATCCATTATCTGAGAGAACCGCATTCAAGTTGGATTACAATTTAATCAATGGGTACTTAGTATTACCCGCCAATTCTTCACAGGATTCAGTCTTTGTGATGGGTAACCAGGTAACTCCTTCGAGTTATGGAGACGCATCAGTAGACGGATCGGAAACCACAACTCTGCCAAGATTCTTGGAACGGTACTTACTATTAGCGACAATCGCAGACTGGTACAAATCAGACGGCCAGCTTGAAAAAGCGATCCAGCAAGAACAAATGGCGGAAGAAACCTTGGCACTCGAAATCGACCGAGTCGAACGCCTTGAAGGAATGAATAAAATATCGGTCAACACATATCCGAGCTACAGCTTCGGAGTTAACATTTTAACAACAGTATAATATTATGGGAATCAGCAGTATAAATGTTTTAAACAGTATGGGAGCCAATGGTTCTGCATATGTAAATGACACAGCCGCCCACACAAACGGCACAGCGGGATGGACAGCGATCCAATTTACCGAGGACTCGGTCTTGGCCGCTTTAGTCGGCAAAATGGATGACTCAGCAGACTTAATCTCCGATGCAATCACCTTCGCCGCCGGGCAAGTTCTGTATGTACCGGCGAGTGAAGTCCGCTTGGCTTCGGGAGCTTGCATTCTCTATAAAGGATAATCGATGCCAGATCTCGCACTAGGCTTAATGATCGGGGAGGGCGATGCAGATTCGCACATCCCACCTATTGGAGTCGATGGTGCATTACAGGCAGAAAGCGGACCCTATTTAAACACTGAGGATGGAAACATTTTAGCATTCGATTAAAGGAAAATAAAAAATGGCAAATAAAAAATTAAGCTCATTAGATGCACTCGGGGCAACCCCAGCCGTTAGCGATATTTTGGCAATCACGGATGTCTCGGATACCACCGGCTCTGCACAGGGTACTACTAAAAAAGTAACAGTTGCCAACTTGGTAGCGGCCGCCCCACAAGGTGATTTACTAGCAAGCAATAATTTATCTGATGTTGCGAATGCCGGAACGAGTCGGACAAATCTTGGACTTGGTACTGCGGCAGTCGCAAACACAGGGACATCAAGTGGGAATGTAGTTGTACTTGATGGAGTTGGATTGCCAGCGATTAACGGATCGCAATTAACGAACTTACCAGCTGGAGCAGTAGACGGTACAGCAGTCACTTCAACAGGCGAGACAGGAGCTACTAAATTCCTTCGTGAAGATGGAGATGGTACTTGTTCGTTTCAAGATGTTGTAGTGGGAGATGCAGAACTAAGAGGAACAGCTAATCCACACATCGGAGCATTTCCTAATCAATCCTTCTTGGTAGTAGATAATCCGAGTAACTCAGTAATGCTTGTTGCTGACGATGCTGGTAATTTAAAGCTACTCAACTCACTTGGTGTAAACAATATAGCAGTGGGTTTCTCCGTAGTCGAGGATGGCACAGAGCCTGATATTGAAGTGGTAAGTGGAAGTGAAACTTATTCCGTTATCACAGGAGACTCAGATACTTTAGGAGCTAACGGATTACCTATTAGACAAGGCTTTAACGCTCCCGATATAGGAGCAAACCCAGCACCACTTTTAATATCAGGTGGAACAATTTCTTAAAACTTAACAAACAAAAATTATGGCAACAGTATATATCGCACCAACCGCACAGGGTTCCGCAGACGGGACAAGTGCCGCAAACGCTTACGCTTACACATCACTCGATACTGCCGAGTCTGACGCAGGAAATGGGGGTACAATTCTTTTTCTGGATGGAACCTACGAAATACCAAACACAACATGGGATCCACTTGTTACAAACTTTACCTACAAAAGTTTAAATAAGCACGGAGCCATAATTACAAGTACTGCATCACGCACTTTGAGACTTGGAGCAAACGATGGTTCTAAGACTGTAAATTTCCAAGATTTTAAGATTACTGGAGCAGTAGGCTTAATGTCTCAATCTAATGTGAATATGAGTGGGGTTGAGCAAATCGATAGCATATCTCATGCCCCTCAATATGCCTCTTTTTATAAATTTGATGGTCAATGGACTATTACTGATTCGGTAATTGTAAAAGATTTTTCGGGTAATGGCAGTATTGGATTCAATACTGGATCAACTCTGACTCGTTGTAGTTTTCTAATCAAATGTGCATCAGTTGGGTCTACAGGAATCCAAGGAGGTAGACCTATTTTGAATAATTCGATCATTATGTCTGATAATTCTTCAGCCATTAATGATAATGTCATAAACCCATCGACCTGTAGTCATTCTTGTTTTTTCCAAATGCACTCTAATGACAGTAGCGGAGGAACAAACAATGTATTCGCAGACCCACTATTCGTAGACCTCGCTAACGGTGACTTCCGCCTTCGCCCATCCTCACCTTGCATCAACGCTGGAACAGCTTCCTAAGTCATGGCACAGCAAAAGTTAGGACGGAAGGATTACTCCATCGCTGTTAAGACAGGGACGGATGCGAATAAGTCGAAGTTTAAAAAGGAGGCTACGCAAGGTGAATACTACTTTGCTACCGACACTAAAAAACTTTACCTAGCTGAGACTACTGCTGGTGCTTCCGATTCTACTTTAGCTGAATTTACTCCATCTGCTACTGGTCAATGAAGTTAGGTCGTAAAGATTACACCATCTCTGTTAAAACAGGGACTGATGCGAACAAAGCAAAGTTCAAAAAGGAATGTGTCCAAGGTGAAATATATCACGCCACAGACACAGGATTCTTTTACATTGCTGAAGTAACGGCTGGTGCGAGCGATGCTACTTTGAGTAAATTTGGAACACCTGCATTCAACCAATACAGCGTAAGCTTTGATGGTACGGATGATTATTTAACAGCCAACGAATCTAACCTAGCAACATCAGGAGACTGTACAATTTCCTTATGGTTTAACAGTGCTTCATTACCTGGTAGTAGTGCGTATGATTATATGTTTAGTCTCACGGATGCACGTGCAACAGGCAAGGATCGAGCTATAGGAATAAGAGGGACAGGAAGTGATGCACAAATAGTCGCAAACACCTACGCTTCGGGTTGGAATCTGCCGTTCACTAACACATCAATTTCTGCAAGCACATGGTATCATGTCGCTGTTGTTTTTACTTCGGGATCAGCTCAGGTATATTTTAATGGAGTAGATAAAGGTTCAAAGAGTGTAGCGACAAACACAATAGCCTACACCCAAACAGTTATTGGAAGTATGCTATATTCATCTGCAAACCAATTTAATGGTAAGATAGATGAAGTTAGTGTTTTTCACTCTGCATTATCCTCAACCAATATAACTTCAATTTACAACAGTGGAGTACCAGCAGACATATCTTCATTAAGTCCTAAAGGTTGGTGGAGAAATGGCGATGGTACAGGTGATACTGACTCAGGTGGAGGTACTCCAGGTAATACTGACACTATTGGCACAGTTGCAAATCAAGGGTCAGTTAATACAGGGTCAGGTGAAGGTAATATGACAGGAACTAACGGACCAACTTACTCAACAACAGTACCATCTTAAAATTATGAGTAGAAAATATGTAATAATAAATGCGGACGAAGTAGACTCCGTTGATTTTAGCCAAGTGGATGAGACAAGTGCAGATACAATCCGTTACTCAGTCGATGGCACGAAAACATTTGTTAAGTTTGACACTGACACAACACCTTCATTCTTGGATGGTAAAACACAATACTCCCATTCTGAAATACTAACCGTATTAAGCGGAGACGAATGGACTCCTGACGAACCACCTGGCGAATGATTTACACCGCCATACTATTATTGGCGTTGTGCCTCACGGGCTGTTCCATGCGCTCACTCATCACCCCCGCCGCAACTGTGGGCGGTGCGGCTGTCGGAGGAGTATTCGGGCCAGGCGGTGCGGCTTTGGGTGCGGGAACTGCGTATGCGGGTTCTAGGATTTACGAATTATCAGACGAAAAAAAGGAACTCGTAGAATCCATAACGCATGGAGATGTGGACAAACTTTTGAGCGCCGGCCTTGCCGAGCATAAAACAGGCTTCGAGGCATTCACATCGTACATCAAAAAGATTCTTATCGGAGCGGCAGTATTACTTGGCGGCTACCTTGCCATTCCAATTTTCGTAGCAAAAAGAACTGCCCGTCAGTGTTCCCAAACCGAAGCAATCAAACATCAGACTCGCGCACCATTTCCCGTAAAACCTCCCTCCCGTGAAAAATCTTAAATTACTCGCAGATCAATTCTCAACTCTTTCAAAGAAAGCAAAGATGTTTACTGTTTTAGCCGGCCTAGTGGTTGGCATTATAATCCTCGATTGGCTTTTCTAATGGACCGAACCGCACTAGCTGGAGCCGGTGGATCGCTTGCTAGTTTGAGCGGTTCATACCATGAAATTATCGGAATCATTGCCGGTGGGATGACTATCATTTATATGGCGGTAAAGATTTACCAGGAGGTAAAGAAGAAGTGAGCCGGTATCGCAGTTACGGCAAACTAGACGACCCATTCACATCGGAAGGGGATACTTTCTTTTTGCGGATGAATGCTCGTCTGCGGCCTAACCAGTTGAAGGCTGGTGAGGTAGCATTGTCGAAGAATGGCCGAATGAATAAGGATGGAACTTGGCAGACTCGGAAGGGGCTTTCTACTCTGTTTGGCTCAATCACTTCGGGAGTAAATGCGATCCGATTACCCTACATCATTTTATCAGCTCAACGGCAGAGCAATGTGGTAACTTTAATTCTAAGCACTACGCCCTCGCTTTCTTTTATACCTGGAGAAAATTTCCACATCGATGACTTAGATGCATCAGTCGATGGAACTCGTACTTTAGCCTCGGTTAATTTTACGACTAAGACTCTGACTTTTGCAAACAGCGGAGCGGATACCACTTTTACCATTAAAGGCGAGAATGTTGGAAATACTTCTGTGGTAAGTTCGGGGACGGCCATTGGTACAACTTTAAATTTTACCCTGAACGATAACGGGGTAAACGAAGTATTCGGATCGGCAGTCTTTTCGGATGCCACATCGAATAATGATGACTATATTTTTACCGCTACCGATACCACTTGCATAATCCTTCGGTTAAAAGATTCTGCACTTTTTAAGTGTCGGTATGAAGCGGGAGGGGAGTCAGTCGATGGACCGGTTCAATTGACTCAGGGACTCGGGAAGATGTATATCTTTCGTACTCGTCAGACAACTCTCGAGGCCAGTCCCGAGGTTCAGCGAGTGGATATCTCATCGGCATCGCAAAGTGGGCAGACGATAACTGTAAATGCCACGGCACATGGCCGAGTGGCTAATGATTATGTTACTTTAACCGGTTTAGGGAATTGGATTAATAATCCGAATGATTGTTACCAAGTGGCCACTGCATCGACAAATCAGTTCACAGTTACAATGGCAACGAGCCAAAATACAACCTTTAATGTTTCAGGCGCACAGGTAGAATTTTTCTTAGACTTCACTAAAGTCGCAAATGGAACTTATACCGCACCGCTCTACCTGACCGATACGACAACCGTGGCACAGGATGGAGTCGTAACGATGGATATAAATTCTCACGGCCTGTCCGCTGGGGATGATTTAACCATCCAGTCAGGTACAAGCCCATTTGATCTATTTGCCGATCAAAAAGTCAGAGTTACGGGAGCGCCAACAGTCAATCAATTTACATTTAATTTAGAAGTCGCAAATGTTTCAATTGGGCAGTCTAAAACTTTAACAGTTAATAAACCCCTAGCAGTCGGAAAAGGCTACATCCACCAACCCGCCGCACCTTGGGGAATCGTTCACGAACGAAGGCTTTGGATGCCTTACTGGTACACCTCGGCTACCACTCCAGCGGACCGAGGAATAAGGGATGAAATTGTAGCATCTGATATAATGGATTTCGATACAGTGGATGTAATCGGCAATCAGTTTAGACCCTCTGCCGGGCAAAGCGATTACTTGGTCCAGCTCACTCCATTTACAAAAGATTCTCTTGTAGTATTTAATCGAAAATCAATCCATCTGATGAGTGGGATAAGCGGATCTCTTGCCGATGTTTCCACCAATGTGGTAACCACAGAAATTGGATGTTCGGCAAGGAAGTCAGTGGTCCAAGTGGCAAATCAAATAATGTTTCTATCCGACCAAGGTATTTATTCGGTCGAGTTCCTCGATGAATATAATTTACGGGGAACAGGCACTCCAATATCGGAAACCATCCAGCCCTTTATCGACCGAATTAATCAGGATTATGTTCATTTGTCTTGTGGAGTTTACTTCGATAATCGTTACTGGCTGGCGTTACCATTAGACATTGTTCCAGGGAGCGGAGATGCAACTAAGCTTAACACTATAATCGTGTACAGCTTTCTTAATGGAGGCTTTGAAAGCATCGACACAGTTAACTCAACCGAGTTTGCAATTCGTGAATTAATAGTCGGCAAAGAAGGCTCGCAGAATGCCCTTTATCTGACCACAGAAGAAGGTGGCATCCACAAAGTTGATGGATCAGATGGCGGGGATGTGGTAAGTATGTCCGCCGGTCAGGCGGTTCCCGAAACCATCGATGTAGTAAGCCAATGCACCACTCGCCAATACGATGCCGATACTGCCGATAGGAAAATGTTTTCCCGTTCCGAGCTACATATAAAAAGCTCAGATCAAGGACTTTCCGATGGTGATATCAGTTTTATAACTGAAGATCCCGACTCCACAACATCGGCCACATCGATCTCCACTCTGCTAGGTTCAACTTTACCGGCAAACGAGGATTCCTCAATCCGACTAGGAGTAAGAAAAAGAGGATTCGGAATACAGACAGACTTTAAGCCCACAGTGGGCAGACCATTTTTACGGGCAGTTAAGATCGATGCCCGAGTAACAGACAGAAGTACGACATCCATTTCATAGGAGAAACATTATGGCAGTATTATCAACAGGACAGAGTTTTAGCAGTGGTGACCAGGTCACCGCACAGAAATTAAACGACATAATCGGACAAGCGACTTTTACCTCTGCCGCCTCGACTACTGACAATTCGACACTTACTTTAGGTTCGAGTAAATTAAAAGTTAAAGATGCCGGAATCACAGCGACCCAGTTGGCCACGGATTCTGTCATCACCGCAAAGATTCAAGATGGAGCAGTAACAGCCGCCAAGCTTGATGCCGGAGCAGTAAGTGTTCTCATGCCAACGGCATCAATTATGCCTTACGCCGGTTCATCTGCCCCAACAGGTTATTTATTGTGTGATGGTGCGGCAATTTCACGCTCCACTTATTCGAATCTTTTTGGACTGTTGGCAACCACCTACGGATCGGGAGATGGTTCATCGACTTTCAATATCCCCGACCTTCGAGGCCGAGTAATTGCTGGGCATGGCGGGACTTTATTAAGTGGATCAGCGGATGCAATTGGCGCTACAAATGCCCATAGCACAAAAACGCATACCCTAAGCACCGCAGAAATGCCCGCCCATACGCATAACACTGAAGCGGGTGGAGGAAACCCAAGTCCAGGGGAGGGATCGGGTGCAAGTGCTGATGTAAATTTAACAGTTTTTTCAGCGGCAGACCCAAGATCTTCATTCTTAGCCAAATCAACAGGCGGAGACGGAGCGCACAATAATGTCCAGCCAACCTTCATTTTAAATTACATAATCAAGACTTAATATGGACTTTATAAAAAAATTAATCGGCCCATCGGAAGAGGAAATTGCAGAAGAAGCCGAGCTTCGTTTGAGTGGGGTAAGAAATGCTCAGATTATGCCCCGCCAGGTAGTAGCATCGCAAGATCCATTAAGCCCTGAATATAAAAATACTCATGTTCAAATGTTGCGGGCGAATAACGACACTGAATTTTTCGACACGAATCCCGATCATTTTAACGAGGACATTTCACAGAACCAGGTAATAAAATATTTAGCCGAACAATCGCCAAGCGGTGAATCATTGGCCTATATTAATCCAATAGAACGAGAACTTCTCATGCTCTCCGGTGCAAAGGGTAAAATGACAAAAGATGGAATAGTTTCCTTCGCCCCCGAAGATCCGCTCAAACAGGCGGCCATGCTTCTTAATACTGCCGCACCGGAAGGTGAAGGATTAGCGTACATTAATCAACAGGAGGCACAAATGCTCAAAGATGCCGGTGGAGCGGGTGAACCGGTTAACTCCTCGGGAGTACCTTCCTTCTTCTTACAGAAACTTTTCGGGGGAGGAAAAGCACCCCCTCCCTTACCCGAATTTAATGCCGGCAAATCTGCCCGAGATTATGTTGGAGCAATGGCCGACTCGGGTCTTCAGGATCAGATGCTAGAAGTCCGCCAGCGATACGACCCACAGTATCAGGATTTACAAATGAGGCTTGCCCAACGAGCCGCCGATCCGATGGCCAGCCTAGCAGAATCTAATGCCATGCGATCACAGGATTTTGGTGCAAGGATGGCAGAAAGACAGGCGGGGTCAGATATTTCTATGCTTGGTCGATTTGGTGCAGATTTAAACCAAGCATACCGGGCATCCGATCCGCTCATGCAAGCCCGTACAAACCAAGCTAACCAGTTAGCCGATCAGGCGTTCAATGAAGCACAAATGACTGACCTATCGCCCGAAATGAGACGGCGAGCTACTCAGTCCGCTCGTGAAGGATTAGTCTCACGGGGTAGGGGGATGGATAATGCGGGCATTGCCGCTGAGGCGATGAGCCGAGAGGATTATTTACGAGATATTATCGGACAGAATCGCCAACAGGCACAAAGCCTTGGATCGTATGCATCTAATCTAAACAGGCAAACTTCAGTCGATCCAATGGCCATGCTCAGAGGTGGACAGAATTACACAGCTCAAGGATTCGGAGAAAGGTCCGCATTATTTGGTTTACCGCAAGAATCAGTAACCCGAATTAATCCCGATGCTGGAGTAAATATTGGTATGCAAGGTTATGCTAATAAAGCGAACTACGACTCAGCAAATTACGCCGCCCGAGAAAATGCGGCGAGCGGAATGGCACAGGGTTTATTTGGTGCGATTGGATCATTAGGCGGTGGATATCTAAGCAGAGGATAAAATTATGGCAATTGGAGATACAGTTCAGGCGGGCTTAATGAGAATCGACACCTCGGCCTACGAAAGGGCGGGACAGGCTAATGCGAATGCTAACCAGGCATTCGGCAATGCCCTTAACCAAGTAGCCAAAGGATTTATCGAAGGGCGAGAAAAGAAAGCACGGGCAGAAGAAATGACGGGCTATCTGATGAACCAGGGAGTCTCCGAAAAAGATGCCAAAGCAATCGCCAAGAATCCATTTCTGCAAAAAGAATATCAGCGTAAAAAAGGTGCTGAACAGCAGATGAAGATCGAAGAAGGCCGAATTGCCCAAATGGCGGCCAACCGGCGAAGTGCGCAAAAGATTGCTGGAGATAAAGCCGCACAGATACAATCGGAAAAAGATTTGATTCGGGCAGAGGCAGATGAGTTGAAGGCAAATCAGATGGGCATGGCAGAAGCCCTTTCAGCTGAAACACCCGATCCAGCAGTCTTAGAAGATTTTAACGAAGCACAGCCTGGTCTTTATGCTCTAGGCGGGGACCAAGGTGCAAGAAATCGATTTTTAGAATCTCAAAGGGATAAAGCACCCACAGTATTAGGCGGCGAACTTGACTCCTCTAATTTCCTTCGTTATGCGAGGGAACAAAATCTTGATCCTGTGCTTGCTGTTAATCGATTTATGAGTTTGCAAAAGGCGGAGGATGAAGCTGTGCAGAATGCTCCAACTATATCAAGGGTGGGGAATGAATTAAACCCAAAAACAGGCGAGTATGAACAAATCGCAAGAGACAAATTTGGGAATCCCATTGCCAATTACGGTCCGCCTAAACCTTCGGGAATGTATCCTACTCCTGAAGATGCACGGAGACAAGAAATTTTAGTCGGGAGAACTAAGGATGCGATGGCATTTAATAAAGAAGCTCGAAATAATTCTAATATTGCGATTTCACAAGCTGAACAAGCTCAACAGGCATTAAAATATTTGCCTGAAACGACTGGCGGTTTAACTAGCTTTGTAAACGAGATGAAAGTAATAGGTGAATCTTTGGGGATAGATTTACCTGAAGGATATCAAAAAGATATGGCCGATATTGGGGCATTTAGGCAATTAACGGGTCAGTTTTTGTTTGAAGCTATGAGTAACACTAAGGGAGCGATTACGGAAAGAGAAATGAAATTATTCCGTCAAATTTCTCCTGACATAGATAACTCTAGAGCGGCTAATAAATTAATGCTTGAAATTTATGTTAAGGCGGGAGATCGAGCAAAACAAAGGAGAGATTTAATTAGGGATTTACAGAAGGAAGATGGAGACCCAAGACAAATTCAAATCGCTATTGAGGATTATGATGACGCAAATTCATTAATGGATGACATAAGGAGTTTACCTCGTAAAACAAACCAAAACTCTCAAACTCAACCAAATCGTTCAGGAGTTCGTGGGGGTAATCCTCCACCCAACTCAAATGCTCAAACTGTAAACGGATTTAAAATACTTAAAAGATAAATATGGCTGAGTACGAAATCTCTCACCCACGCATTCCACAAATTGGAAACACTGTCCTTGAAGGGCCGGATGATTCACCTCCGCCCACAGAGCAAGACTTTTGGAATGTGGTTCACCAACAGGTCCGCCCTATAGGACTATCCCAGTTGACAGACGAGGAAAAGGTTTCTGCCTATAAAAATGGTTATTTTAATGATCCTGAACCGGTAGAAGGTCAGCCCGAACAACCTGGCATGATTGACAGTCTGCTAGACTTGGGCGGTAAGGCCGCCCTTAGAGGTTCGCAGATGATGAATGCATTAACACTAGGGAAAATCGGACACTCCGGTCCATACGATAAACTTTTAAGGCTAAACGATGAAGCGATTCCCTACGAAAAGGTAGAGAATGTTGATCAATTTCGGGAGGCGGGAAAATATCTTTTTGGTTTCCTTGATAATACTGAGTCTGACGATTTTTACGGGTCTGGGAAATCAGAATTTGATCCAGTAGCTGAAGCACTTAAACGGGTTGGAATGCCATTCTTATCAAAGAATAAGAATGCTCGTGGCCGAGTGAAAACTGCCGCAATGGATTATGCACAGGATTCAATGGTTGCCGGGATGGGGGAGGGGTACATCCGAGCCGCCAGCGGTGGAGAGTTTTTGTATAAAGGCGGGAAGTTTTTAAAAGATAAGCTCTTTTTAGATGAAGCCGATGACACCGATATCTTGGACTATGTAAATTCTGCAATTGAGTTTGATGCGTTAAATCATCGGTATGAAAATTCAGCCGAATTGGCGGCCTTTGTTTTAGAGAATCCACAGGAGTCCGTAAAAGCAATGGGTGCGGGAGTAGTAGGAGGATTGACCCCCATTGTTGAAGCTGAAGATTTAAACGAAATTCTTATCGATGAGGAGGATATAAATTTAGATTCTGACCTTCAACAGGATATCCGTTCGGGATTCGTACAGCCCGATGTTGGAGTTTCTTTTCTTTCAGAAGTAATCGGAGATCCAATGAATTTAGCTGGCGCTACAACAGCCAAAGCGGTAACCGCTCCCCAGCGAGTTGCATTGTCCGGAAAAATTACACAAACTTTAAACGAGGTTACCAAACTCAACCAGGGCAAGGGCATGGCAATCCGTGCATTAGAGAAATTCCCCGAGGACTCTTTAATCGCCCAGCGACAAGCAAAGTTTTTAGAGGCCGCCAACCAATCACTTGCACAGAAGCAAAAAGTGCTAGATAAATATGCTCGTAATTCAATGTTCTTACGAATGGCGGCTCAATCATCACCCGATGAATTATTAAAAGTAGCCGCTCAGAATATTGACACCGCATCCGATGCCGGAAAGGCATCCATGAATATGGTATATAATGCCATGAAACCGAGCGGAAAAATGGGCATCGCTCGCAAAGGAATTGCAATGGGTGCAAAGCTAACTCCTGAAATTGCCGGGGCAACTATCGGAGCATCTTTGGCCGGTCCCGAGGGAGCGGCACTCGGAGCTATTACCCCATCCTTGATAAAGGCGGCAAAAATAGTTTCCACGATGCCGGAAAATGTAGCAATTTCTTATATTATGAGATCAGCCGCCGAAGCGGGGGAGGAGATAACTGAACAGGCGGCAAGGAAGCAATGGAGAGGGATTACAAAATACTTATATCCTACGGGAATTTTAGGGATCGGAATTGGTTCAACTTCGGAGGGGAGAGAGGAGGGTGGAACTAATCCTTTGTTAAAGTTTGGGGCCGCAGCATTGGGTTTAAAAGCTTTACCAAAAATTGCCAAATTTGCCGATGCCGCAATAAGGGATAGTCGAATAATTGGTCCTGAATTAATCTATGCAAGAGGTTCAGAGGATAGCCCATTTTTTAACAGGCTGGCATTGTTGCCATCGGGAGAGGAAGGATTAATCGGAGCAAATGCGGATCGCTTTCAGGCACTTACTCGGACATCTAGTGGCGAGACTATTTTAGAGAAAGCGATTGATAAGGTCAGACCAATAGGCCGCGGGATCGCCACATCGATTAAAGATGAAGTACCGCTTTCCGAGGGGGCAAGGAATTTAATAAATAAAATACCGGGTTTCGATAGCGTACAAGGTAAAACCGGCGCACCCTTTCGACCAGGGCTTAGTGACACCAATAAAATGCTCTCCAACCCGACAAGAAAAGTTGCCCAGTTCTTGGATCGCAATCCAGCACTTGGACGGAGTATCGAAACACTCGGACGATTTGGAACTGTTGTAACTGCGGGGTCAACTTTACCCGCCGCCTTTGGCTATGTCGGCTCAGGCGGACAAGCAGAAGGTGCAATTGCCGGAGCATTAGTATCTGCTCCATTTACATCAATCGGTGCGGGTGCTGGGATGTTTCAAGCGTACAAAAATAAGAGCGATTTATTCCAGCAAAAGATGGGCGATGTTTATTACTATCGGGAACATCTCAATAAAAGCGAACAGGCTGACTTTGATAAGTTGCCGATGGAAGCACGAATGGGATTAGCCGGTTACAGCTTATCGCATCCCGATATTCTTTTTAAGCCATTACCGGCGGACAAAATGGAGGGGCAAGGGAACTGGTCATTTGATGAAAATACTGGGACTTCCATTGTACGGTTTGATAAGGATACAGGGGCTGGATTAGTAGAGGGAGTTTTGGCCCATGAAGTCGGACATCACATCGAAATTCACGGGCTTACCCCCATGGTCAATAAAATATTTTTTGGAGACCAAGTGACCGGTGAGGCGGGAATATATGGGAAGTTTAATGAAGAAGGTGAAATCGTACCTAATCAAGCGTTTGAGGATAAACGAACTTTATATCTCAACCGACTAACTAAAGACGCTTCTATCAAACCCGAAAATTTAGATCAGTACCAAGGCAAAGAGGGAAATAAAATAATCGCAAAGGAAATTTTTGCTGAAACTGTCCGAGATTATTTATTGTCGGGGAAGAAAAATAAAGGTAACACGGCAATCGAGAAAATGATTACATCAGCATCGAATGCAATGATGGGAACTTCATTTGTCCGAGACTTTTTGCTTAAGTTTAATTTGCCCATGAAAGCGGACGGAAAGTTTATTGAGGGCGGTCCATTTGAAGGTACATTAAAACGAAATCCGGCACTTACTAAACTAATCGATCAGTATTATTCGGACACCCGTGCTTTGAGACAAAGAGAGATCCAAGGCGAAGAAATTACGACACCTGGTTCGGGGCGAGTTGATAAAAAATTATCAGCGGACGGGAGGAGGCCAATCGGAGGCGATGATTTTGAAAGTTCGTTCTCATTAAAAGATCAAAACGATCCGGCGATCAAAGCAAAATTAGACACCGGTGGAATCTTTAAATGGAGGCCGACCGAAGACGGAAAAGGATCAGAATTAGAGACTGGTGCAACTGGTACTCCTAAGCGATATACTGCTGGAGAATTAAAGAAAGAACAAAGACTACAAGGTGACCATGCGATCAAAGTTTTCGAGGACAATGGGATCGAAATTATTACCAATAAGGACGGGAAGAAATCGACAGGAGATATTACAAATTTAACCTCGAAAATGATTGACGAATTGGCGGCTGGTCCGTGGCATCCTCGGCAGATTCAATCACTCCGAGAAATCAGTCGATCATTACGAGAAGGCGATGGAGAAAGAGCGGGATTTTTAATCGGATATTTTGCTAAATCAAGTGGCAGAAAACCAAAGGCCGTACCATTCACTTTGAGGCAAGAAATGCCATACGGATTTAAGCTGACAAATGATGGAAATATCCTCGTGCTTTTACACGATGTTCCGCAACTCGAAAAAAATCTTAAATTCTTAAAAGGGGGCAAGAGATTGCCAGGTAAATACAGAGACGAATATAATCAACTTTTTGACAACGATACAGAAGTTTGGAAAGCATTTCAGCAGTACAGAATTAACACCGCAAATGGCATGGATGGACAGCTTGGATTAGACGATGATCCAGCCCGAGCAATGCGCAAGAAAAATTTCTTAAATTCATTGCATGGGGCGATAGATAAAGAGCATATAAAACTAAACCCGGTTTTACTTGAAATAAGTAATATTAAGGGCATGGATATGTTCAATCCAAAAAAGACAAGTCCGTTCGGTCCAGCAACTAAAACCTTTCGACTAGATGGCATTTTTGATGTCACTAGATCGGGCAATAGAAACTCAAATGTAAACCTTGATCGAGTAAGAACATTACTAATGCCTCGTCAGTCTAAAAACTATGATAAAAAAGTAGCACTTAGAACTAATGATAGTTTGATCGAACTTGTAGATAAAATAGCGAACGAAGAAGGAGTCTCTCGGAACGATGTATTAAATCGGATTTTGCAGGAGAAATTTAGTCCCGAGGAAATTAAAACACCGGACTCGGAAATTGTCCCACCATCACCAGGAAAAGAATCTCAAAATTTATCTGAACCAACATTAAAAAAATATTGGTCCGAGGACAGCGATCAAGATTTAAACTGGTTGCAAAATGACCCGAGTAAAAAACTTTTTATGCCGGCTGAAAGTGTCGAACAAAGACGGGCAAATAAATATGGTCAAAAGCTTCAAGAAGCAACATTGTCGGACAAACAAATTATTGCAGAATCAAGGCGGGATTGGATGGAGAACGGATTCAAGGCCGAGAACTTTCAGGCATGGATGTCTAGTGGAATTGAACGGCCAATTTTAGCCAATGAAAAGGATGGTTTTTACGAGCCTGTAAAACTATATTATGGTGGACCTTTAGGCATGGCGAAACGCCCCGGCTTTAACGCCGCCGCCCCGTTAGAAATTTTACAGAAATCAGAATTTTCTGAAGGAGTAACAAAAAAGGCTACTGATCAGTATACATCGGATAAAACAATCGTATTAACTGATAGTAAGAAACTCGCAAAAGCTGAACAGGATGCCACCGCAGAAGGGGGTAAACCATTAGAGTTTGCAACCAACGCAAGCTTTATATTTGACCCCGCTGTCCCGCAACATATTGAACTGCTTAAAAATTCAATCGAACGAGTAGAACCTGACTCTCCGGAAATTCAAAATATCGACAGGTTGAAAAATAATCCCGATGATACTTTTGCCTACGAAGATCTTTTAAAAAAAGCCGGTTGGGATGGGTACAAAATTGACAATAAGAATGGTGCGGGATATGCCATTTTTGACGCTAAAAAAGTAAAGCTCATATCCGACCAGGCGGGTGAAGGAAAGTTCTTTACGAAAGACCGGCCTTATGGAAAAGTCTCCGGTCTTTTTGGCCGACCACTTCCATCGGATCGAATGAGTGCGATGGGGCAAAGTGAGCGGGGTAGGGATGTCCGTTTCATGCCCCAAATGGAACTTGATTTTGACGGTAAAAGTAAGACTACTAGGCCGACTGAACAGCCCTCGCAAGGTATATCCTTTTGGAAGCTTTTTGGCATAGATAAAAATGATAAACAAGTATATAAAAAAGTAGCTGAAAAACTTATCAATACTGGTAGCCCGGATATGGACCCGCAGACCGCTTTAGACTATGGTCCGAGGCTTGGTATGGATGTTAAAAGATTGCGCCAAGAAATGGTAAAAGCCCAGCGTAGAGATTCATCATCCGGCAATAAATATTTTATGCCCAACGATGGGGACTATATGCACAAATCCGGGGGCATTATTTTACCTGATGGATCGTTCATAAAAAAAGAAGTTGAACACAACATCGATTTATTTGATTGGGTCGAAAATAATCCGAAAAATCCATTTGCTCAAAAGATGAAAAAGGCTGAAAAATTTCACGATGAAAGGTATGGTGAAGAAGAAGGTTTTTATGTCTTAGAAGCCGCCCTGAATGCTGGTGCAATTAGAGTCGCTAGAGATAGCCCAAATTCTAAAAATATTTACATCCAATCCGGTCGTGAAATCCCTAGTAGACTTCGGAGAGAATTAATCGACCAAGCAATGATGACGGGCAACACTTTGATCCAAGATCGCGGGTCGCGAGAACAGATAATTTTTCAGCCTGAAAATAAACTTTTTATGCCAGCGGCCTTCCACGGCACACCTCACACCCTAGCCCCTGAAGCGGGCGCACCCTTGGGCAGATTCAGAACATCGAAGATTGGAACAGGCGAGGGCGCACAGGCTTATGGGCATGGGCTTTACTTTGCGGGGAAGAAAGAAGTAGCGGAGCATTATCGGAAGGCACTTTCAGAAGAAACTATTATGTATGATGGGGCCCCTTATGACGGGAATAATTTACGCCACTTCGCCGCTCAGGAACTTGAGATATTTTCATCGCCTAATGTAGACACACGAAAAGCTGCGATAGATAATCTGCGTTCCATAGATTATCTGCCCCAATACGGAAATAAGAGAGAAGTGGCTGACCGTTATCGGAAGGCACTTTCCGGAGAAACTATTATGTATGAGGGGGTTTTGGAGAAGTTCAGAGCGGCTAACAAAAAAGCATTAATAGAGATTTTAGATAAAAAACAAGAAGCAAAAACAACTCGTGAAACTAGAGGCTCGCTCTATGAAGTCGAACTTGCCCCGAAGGAGAACGAGTATCTGCTATATGATAAGACTTTAGGCGAACAGCCCAAAGGGGTACAGGATAAGCTCAAGAAGTTCCTACGGGAACAGGAGGGCGAGGATACTTGGCAATACCGACAAGAACAGGATTATCGGGACATCACTAATAATGTACTCGATGATATGCCCGAGGCTGAAATCTCCAAGCGATTAAAAGAAGCCGGCATACCAGGCATCAAATATTTAGATGGAGCATCCCGATCCAAAGGCGAGGGCGATTACAATTATGTAATCTTCGATGAAGCCGATGTCACGGTGACAGAGAAACTCTTCATGCCAGCAAGCGAAGCGGGTGCGGGTAAGGGGAAGGTGGCCGAGGCCGCAAAGCTATGGAATGAGAAGGGGATTGATTCGCCATACTTTAAGAAGTGGTTCGGCAAGTCCAAGGTAGTCGATGATAACGGCGAGCCGTTGGTGGTTTATCATGGGAGTAAAGCAGATTTTACCGAGTTTAAAAGGTCAAAGGGGGGCGAATTTGGATCAGGAATGTATTTCTCTGATAACATTGATTCGGCAAAAATGTTTGGAAGTTTTCAAAAAGGGGACTCGGAAGTTGTCACAATGCCGGTCTATTTAACTTTAAAGAATCCATTGATTACCAACGATAGAAATGTCCCAAGGGGTGCGGGGATCAAATCTCTAATTAAAAAAGGATATGACGGAGTAATTGGGACTACACCAAACGGGCAAAAGCAATACATCGCCTTCTCCCCCGAACAAATCAAATCGGCCACCGGCAACCGAGGGACTTTCGATGCGGGGGAGAGGAATATAAACTATATGCCCTCAGACCCCAAAGCCCCAAAGGCTCAACCCGCCAATCGCATCCAACAGCAAGCACCCGCTATGCCTGGTAATCGATTCATGGCTCCCGCCGCAAGTGCCGGTGCTAAATTATCCGAAAGATTTCGGTAATCTATTCCCGCTCGATTTCCTCGATGTAGAAATCTCCGACCTCTCGCATCAACTTAGCTAGTAGGTCGGGGTCATTACCAGGAGGATCGATAAAAGTGGGGTCGAATGTTTCGCTCCCATCTTCCGCCACAATGATCTCGGCAATCAATTTAGGGCTGTGGAGGTGGACAACAAATGTCCGGTCCTCAGTATCGCCAATTATAAACTTTGGGAATTTTGCCTCAAAACTTTCTAAGTCATTAACCATAATATTATCCTCTTGGGTGGGCTAGGCCGTGGACTTCTTTAAGGCGGGCGCTAGAAACATGGGTGTAAATTTGTGTACTCGATAAGCTTGAATGCCCGAGTAATTCCTGGATTGCACGAAGATCCGCACCATTATCAAGTAAGTGAGTAGCGAATGAATGTCGAAGCTTGTGCGGGGTGATATCATGCGGAAGCTCCGCGAAGTTTAAATACTTCTTAATCAGATATTGGACCGACCGAGTGGTAAACCTCTTACCGAAAGAATTTATAATGACTGGATCGGACTTTTTCGATTTCTTGGCAAACATATGCCTAAACTTTTGGACTGTGTCGCTGGCCTGTTTACCGATAACTACCATTCGTTCTTTCTGACCTTTCCCGACTACCTTTATAGTTGAGCGAATAAAATCGATGTCCTCGTAATTAATGCTAACTAATTCGCTAACTCGTAAGCCCCCAGCATAAAGAAGCTCTAAAATCATCAAATCCCTCAATGAATTAAATTTTATTCCTACGCCCTTCGGCTCATTGGCTGGCGGTTGCTTCATCAGCTTAGTCATCTGATCTTCTGACAAAACTTTGGGCAGTGGCTTACTAAGCTTGGGGAGGGCGATATTTAAAAATGGATTTATTGTGGCAAGCTTACGAGTCCGGCAAAAAGTAAAAAAGGTACGGAGGCCCGAAATATGATGCCTAAGTGTTCGGCGGGATATTTGATTCTGTACCTCAATGCAGTAACTTCTAGCCTGTTGCCGGGTAACCTCAGAGGGTAGGGTGACCTTCTCCTCCTTCTTAGCCCAGGTAAAAAATAACTCAATGGCGTGTTTATAGTTACGGACCGTGTAAGGTGATAATCGGCGGACTACTTTCATGTATTCAATAAACTCAGAAAGTTCAAAAAGTACAATTTTGTCGGCCATATGTTTTGTTATTTTATTTATGCGGATTTGTAAAGCTGTTTGCCTTCGCAAACACTTGTAAGGCTGTTATTTTCTTTCGCTAACCCTTGCGTTAGAATTAGTCCACTTTATAGCAATTTAGTCCTTGCATGGGTGTTTGCAGTCCAATATTGTACGCAACCACTAGCGAAAGGAAAATATGAGAAAAAGTACTAAAAAATGGATAAATGACTTAAGTTGCACATTATACTATAAAGGTGAGACTCGTAAGTGTTTTGCGCAAGATTTTCGTCACATGAGACTAAAGCTTCCCGAGGCAGTCCAGCGGAAGTGGAAATTATGGTGTAATATGAATAGTGACACTTTAGCTCAAGTAAGTAATAATGAGTGGCATGGACATACAATTTGTGCAACTGGCGAACGAATTAACTACACCATCATTGATCGCAAGGACAAGGTTAAAGAGGCGGCTAGGCTTTTGGGTCAGGTTGGCGGCCAAGCTGGATATGGTAAGAAAAAAGTTCGGGGAGATTCAAATTATTACCGCTTACTCCGAGCTAAAAGAACGATAAAAGAGTCACAAAAAAATAAGAAAAAATGAATATTAATAAAGGAAATTTAAATTTTATTGCAGAAAAAGTTAAAACTTGTTGACATGATCCGATTTATTCCATTTAAAGGCAATATTCACCCATTGGATGGGCTGAGTTTGATCTTTAATATTATTAATAACCAACCGGTTGGCATACATTTTGTTTCGCACAATATGGATTACGGTTCTATTTCGACATAAATAGTTAGTAAATAGCACTTAGTTTTTTTCCAACCGGTTTTAACATTAACCGGCAAAATGGAAAAACTACTAAATCAATATCACAATTTATTTCTCACGAAGCGTGAGGTCAAAGAAATTTTCAGATTAAATTCTGATAAGGCTTTGCAAACTTTCAAGCGAGAGTTTGGTATTCGGAAAAGAGGCCAGCATTATTTGGCTTCTGATGTTAAAAAAGTAATCGCCATCTTCTCCGAGGAGGCCGCATGAAATTGACCATCGGAATTGACCCTGGTAAAAGCGGCGGTTACGCAATCGCTTGGGGCGGGATGCACGATATTAAACTGCATTCTATCGGCGAGGACTTTGAATTTGTCGAACACATTCAAGATCTTCAAGACCATCCAATTGTTACATCGATTGAAGCAGTGGTCGAATTGGTCCCGCCCTTTGCGGGTAAGATGATCCCTTCAAGTTCATCATTTAAGTTAGGTAAGAACTGCGGATTCTTGGAAGGAGTTCTGCGTATGGCAGAAATACCTTTCACCTTAGTCCGCCCACAGGAATGGCAAAAAGGACTAAGCGGTCTGACTAAGCTAACCTCGGGCAAACGCAAAAAAGTTTTAGCGAACCATGCCAAGCAATTCTTTCCGTCGACTAAGGGGCTAACTTTAAAAACGGCGGATGCGATCCTCATTTTAAGACATTTTCTTATTAATCAATAATGGGCCTCCACCCGTAAAAATGGAGATAGAAAACATAAAATATCATGGCTATATTACAGCAATCAAGTAACACAGGCGGACCGATCACAGGCTGGCCTCTCACTACACTCGCACCAGCGGGGCAGACATTTGCAGTCTGTCTTGCAGTTAAGGACTCGATGCAAATTCAGCGTCCTTCTTATGACGACCCCTCAATTATAGAGACTAAGAATTTTACGAGGTTCTTATTCGGTCTTACTGATGGCACTCTCATCCAAACGGGTGAAATGACAATCAGCTTAAATGAAAAGAGTAAGCTCTTTAAGACTCTGACAAGCTGGAACGGAACGATGCCTTTTGGCGGATTCGATACTGAGTCGATGGTCGGAAAAGGGGCAACTCTTAACATCATCCACAAGACTTCAATGAAGGGTAGAGAGTATGCAGATATTTCGGCAATTATGCCGATCATGCAAGGCATGGAAGCACAAGTGCCGGACCGAGCTAGGTTCGTTATACCGACAGGCGATAATCAAAATGATATCAATTTGCAACCGACTCAAGTTCAGCAAGTTGCACAGCCGAGCATGATGACGCAATTCAACCCGCAACCGATCCAACAAGCCCCCGCTCAAGCGTTGCAAACTGCTACCACTGTGACAGTTGATCAGCCACAGCCTGTCCCCGTACAGAATCCCGTACAACAGCCGATTCCCGTTCAGCCCCAACAGGCAACAATGGGAACTCAGTTCACAGGTCCAGCACCTGAAAATGTACCCTTCTAGATATGAACCCGATAAACATATTATTAATGATGGGTTGGGTGGCCGTAGTCGCTGACATGGTGCTGTGAAATATCTGAAGCGAGCAATCCACCTGGTACTCTTCTTATGGAAATATGGAAAGGAGGTAATCCGTGGCTATTTTACAGGAAAAACCGAAAAGAGGTAGTGGTGGGCATTGGTACACCCGAGAGGGTAAAGCAAAGCATACCATGCCTCGGGCAAAGGGTGACGGTGAACGGAATACTACTCTTCGGGATGCAAAGAAGTTGGGACTGTTCCCCTCGGTGACAACCTTACTTGGCCTGTTTGCCAAGCCGGGGTTGGAGCGATGGAAACAAGACCAGCTACTTCGTATAGCATTCGATAATCCGGCGAAGCTTGACGAAAGTTACGAAGGATATGCAGATAGATGCCTCGTTCAGCATGAAAAACCTGTCGAAGAGGCGGCAAGCTTTGGGACGAAAGTTCACGATGCAATTGAGGCTTACTTTACCGGTCAGCATATACCCGATGAACTATTAGAGTATATTCAGCCCGCCCTCGATTGGAAACAGGAGCATGGGCTTAACTTCATCGAGTTTGAAAAGATGCTGGTAAATACGAATCATGGATTTGCCGGCACAGTCGATATTGTCGGACAGGGATCGGAAGGTGCTAAGTTTATCTTAGACTGGAAAACCCGTAAGACTAAGCCGAAGGTTAAGGTCACTAGTTACGACTTCCAAATCCATCAGATAGCGGCCTATGCCGCAACCTATTGGGGCGAAGAGGCGGTGTTGGGGCATAGCGTCCACGGAGCTAATTGTTACATCAGTTCGACTGAGCCAGGTAGGTTCGAGGTAATTAAATATTCCCCTGAAGACCTCGCCAAAGCATGGGTCGATTTTACCGCCCTCTGTCAGTTATGGCGGTCCTTAAAAAACTACGATCCTCGAAATCATGGATGAGTCTAACTGGGTAAAAATAGGGACGGGCTATCGGCCTGACGATTCACCATACCAGGTAAACAAAATTCATTGCACCGAATGCGATCATACATGGGACGATGACGGTGACGAAATGTGCGTTTGCAAGGAGGAGGAAAATGCCGAGGTTTAGGACACCAGGGTATATATTTGGCGAGGCGATAAATGAAGCGGCCATTAATATCCGGTGTCCCGAACGGATGAGGGATGGAATTAGGCAATTAGCCTATAGACAGGAATTATCAATGAGCCGGTATATTCTCGGGCTTATGATAACGGATCTCAAATCGAAGGACGAGCAGTTCAAGAAATATATGGATAGCATCGATGGGTAAAACTCACTTCACAGAATTAGATTTTGGAATCAATTTAGCGAAGGAAGTCGCTGAAGGTTATCAACGATTTTGGGACAAAAACAAACTGACTGTAATTCACGAGGATGGGCGGGTTCGGATTGTGCGGACGGATGTGCCGCGAACCCGCCCATCGGCTGAATTTGATTACGGTCGGTATAAAAAAAGGAAGAGTGAAGATTACCGCTGAACAGGTGGCGGATGCATTAATGCGTCTAGACATTTTAACCGCACAGATCGGAAACGCTCGGATCCGCAAGATGCATAAAGACCCGCTTAAACAATTTATTAAGGCGGTGGAAAAGGAAATAACGAAATGAAAACACATTATAAGATGGGCAGAGGATTACCTCGAGGCGAGAAGGTAGTCGTTAAGGTGGGTAGCCGGCAAGCGGATGTAATCCTAGATACCGATAAAATGAACTGGCGGGTCAAGCTGGATACTCCCGACCTCCCCGAACTGGAATATCCGACACTACAGAATGCGGTAATGTCAGCAGAAACCATTTTAAAGGAGGATCGGAATTGATCGCCCTCGATGTAGAAACCATTTGGTCCAAGCAGTACAGCGTGGCCACGATGGGACTCGACCGCTATGTAAAACACCCTGACTTTCGGGTAACCATAGTTAGCCTGGTAGCCGATGATGGATTCGAGTGGGTTGGCGATCCCCGAGACTTACCGGTGGACCGACTAAACGGACAATCCATCTGCGCCCATAATGCCGAGTTCGATTCGGTATGCTGTCGAATGGCAATGGCGCGGGGGCAGATGCCCCAGTTCACTCCGAAGGAATGGATTTGTACGGCGGATATGGCGAGCTGGCATCAGTTGCCGAGGTCATTGGCGGGATGCCATAAGGAATTATTTGGCGAAGAACTTAATAAGGATGCCCGCAATGAGATGAGCGGGTTAAGGCCCGAAGAGATTCTCGGAAATGAATCTTTTAAGCAGTATGCACTGGGAGATAGCCGAGCGTGTATTCGGATATATAATGAATTAAAAATATCCTTCCCCGAAAAGGAATTTTTACTGTCCGCATTTACTCGAAGGACTGCTTCCCGAGGCATGGCAATCGATCAGAAACTTTGCCAGCAGTACATCGATAAATCGAAATCAATCATGGCCGAGGTCGAAACCTTTCTCCCTTGGGTTGGACCAGGAGGAGGTGAACCAACTTCCACAGTTGCAATGGCCGCCTATTTAAAAATGCAAAATGTCGAACCTCCGAAGTCTACACAGGAGGGTGATTCGGAATTACTTTTATGGAAGGCTAAGAATCCGCAGTATGCTCCGATCCTCGAAGCGATGACCCGATGGAGGAAAGCGAATAAAGCGAGGCAGACATATATCAGCATGATCCTTCGAGTCCGCCCCGACCATCGAGTTTCCACCCGTCTAAAGTATTGCGGTGCGCCACACACAGGCAGATGGAGTGGAGCGGGTGGATTAAACTTTCAAGGTATTCCTCGGGACGAGGTGGAAGGTACATCGGCTAAGAAATGTCTTACTCCTGGTAAGGGTAGGGTAATGGTCTCTGCGGATCTCTCACAAATCGAGCCGCGCGTTTTAGCGTACCTCTGTGGGGACTTCGATTTCCTTGGGCTAGTCAGAGGCGGGATTGATCTTTACGAGGCACATGGCCGTGCGACTGGACTCTATAACGAGGACGAACCGATGAAAGACTTAGCCCCCGAACTTCGACACTTATGTAAAGCCCGTGTGTTGGGTTTGGGCTACGGATGTGGTCCGAAGAAATTCGGCCAAGTAGCACAGGCTTTAACCGGTGGGAAATTAAATATGACCGATGCTGAGAGCCGAAAACAGGTCAAAGATTTCCGTAATCAGAATCCTAAGATCGTTGAGCTTTGGAAGAAGTGCGAGGACCACATCCGAGAGGAGGCAAGGCAGACTCCCGAGTGTGCCACGATGATCTGTAAGTCAGGGAAGCCGATCCGTTATTTCGATGTAAAAGATGATGGCCGAGAACTGACTGGTCAGAAGGTACGAGGGCAAGGGCGGATGAAGCTGTATGGCGGATTACTTTTAGAGAACCTCGTACAGGCAACAGCAAGAGAACTGATGGCAGATTCTCTCCTCAAGATTGAGGCGGCTGGTCTGCCCGTTGTCCTTCATGTCCACGATTCCGTAACTGTTGAAGTTGCCGAATCGGAGGGACAGGCGGCTTTAGATTTAATGATTCAACTACTAACCGAAGAACCTCTCTATATGCCTGGGCTACCCTTGGCGGCAGAGGGGGAAATTAAAAACCACTATTGATGCTAACCACATTGGAGAGAGTTGAAATAGCTACTATTTGCCTTCTAGCCATGACTAAGGAGGAAAGAAAGATATTCATCGAAAGATATATTGATGAATTAACTCTCACGAAAATAGGTAAAAGCCGAGGGGTTACCCATATGACCATATCAAATCGGATAGAAAAAGCCCGCATCAAAGCATTTAACGCCTACCAACTGATTGCCGTTTTAGATGGCATCGAAATCAAAGAAATTAAAACGCACTACTGATGAAACTCCTCCGCTCCATCGGCTTAATCGGATTATTCATCACTACAGTCCTCGTATTATTCTACATCGTGGCCGCCTTCATTTTAACAATAATAACATCACTATTCATCACTACATGAACCACAAAATTATCGGACTGACAGGTCCAAAAATGGTAGGCAAATCGACATATGCTAAATCTTATGTCGATGCGGTAACCTTATCCTTCGCCACCCCAATAAAAGAAATGCTTAAAGTCATTCTGCCTGGGGAAAAGTATCTGCATTTTAAAGAAGAACCCATACCTAATTTCCCCGATGGAATTAATGCCCGAAAGATGCTTCAGGAACTCGGGACTACTTGGGGAAGAGAAGGACCAGCGGGGTATGCTAATATATGGATCGACCTAGCCTATAAGGCGGCTCTGCCTTACATCGGCAAGAAAACCATAGTATTTGACGATATAAGATTTCCGAACGAAGCATGGGCGATTAAACGGTGGGGCAATACCCACAATGTGCTTACGGAGATAGTTCACATTTCTCGTAAGGGATATGAGCCGGATGAAAACGATCACCATGTGTCCGAGGCGGGACTTCCTAAAGGTATGATCGATCAATGGGTGTCGGTGGATGGAGAAGGACGATAGTCAAATCGCCAAGCAAATGGCAACCGATGCCAAGCTGAAGAATATGCTTCTCAATATTCCCGAGGACCATCGGGGATTTACCCAGTCCGAACTGGCCGAAAAGACAGGGATACCAAGGCGTACTTTAAGGCGAATTGAGACCGAGGCGATAGGTAAGCTTACCGAATACATCCAGCAGTTTATAGAGAGCGAGGGTTCCGAGTAAATGGCTATCCTATCAGCAGACATGGCGGGGTTCTTCGACCGACTCCCGCAAGGAGACTTTGGCCATCATACCTTTATTGCCCGCCTTACCCTCCGTGCCGCAATGCACCAATCGGACTTTGAAAAGGCTCACGATTACTGCATCGAGGTGGCCAAGGAATTTACCCGCCGACCGCTCCAGCCAAACGAGATCCGAAACGCATTAACCGGTGCGTATCAAATCCTATCAGGTGAGAAGATTATCAGCCCGACCAAAAAAGTATCAATTGATACCGGAATCTCATCTAATGCAAAAGGTAAACCCGAGGATCTCGAAATGCTTCAGCTCCGCTCCTCCGCCATTCCTTTGAATGCCGAGGAGGCAGTTTCCAAACTTTTCCAATCTGACCAATGGATTAATATCCAAGCGGATAAATTTAATACCATGATAAAGACGGCGGGCGATTGGGCGATCAGTCAAGGGGTAGGGCAGATGGAATTTATTTCTTACAATCCATTCAAGGATATCGGTCCTCGGGTAAAAGATAATGCCGGTGAGCGGATGTATCTAGTACATGAGATTGACGATCCGACTTGGACGAAGGCCGATCAGATTGGACCGGCACTAGCACTCGAATCAATCTGCCCATTAAAAATGATAGTCGATAGTGGCGGTCAGAGTCTTCACTGCTGGTACGATTGGATACCTGGTAAGGCCGATCAGTTTAAACATATGTCGATGAAGCTCGGAGCAGACCCATCGATCTATAACTCACCCCTCGGATTAGTCCGACTGCCTTGGGGGACGAGAAAGCCAAAGACTGAGAAGGGCGAGAAATATTCTGCCCAGCAGCCTATTCTTTTTTGGCGGGAATGATCAATACACTCCTTAAAGCAACCATCGTCAGGCGGTTTATTAAGCTTGGGATTTCACCCGTTAAAGCGATGCATATGGCTGACCGTTTAGCCGAAGGGGATGCTATTGTGCTTGTCAGAAATCACATAAATTTAAAGCCCCAAATAATTTTAACACTAATCAAAAATAACATAAAAGATAATGAGACCTGAAACCGACCCCTATTACAAAGCACAACTTAAAGCGGTAGAGCTGGAATATATGCTAGACAGTCCGACTGTTACCAATATGCCCAACCGCTCAATCGAGGTAAGCAATGACGATCCAAAGCCACTTCCCGAAATCATGTCGTTTAACCAGTGCATGGATTTTGCCACTAATCCGAAGAATGAACTTGAAGAGATTATCGAGGGCGTACTGCACGAAGGTTGTAAGATGATTATATCGGGGTCCAGCAAGGCGGGTAAGACTTGGTCCTTAATTAACTTGGCCATCGCCGCTTCAAACGGACTGCCGTGGCTGGGGATGCCGGTTAAGCAGTCGAAGGTATTGTATTTAGACTTCGAGCTAAAAAAATACTTCGGTACTGACAGGATTAAGCGGGTAGCCAAGGCTATGTTTAAGGGAGAGATTAAGCCCAATTATCACCTAGACTATTGGCCACTCCGCGGTCACCGGGCAGAACTCCTTGACCTCCTGACAAAGATCCGAGCGGAAAAGCGGGAATATGATCTCATTATCCTCGATCCATACTACAAGCTGGCAACTGGTATAGACGAAAATGATGCCAAGGCAGTAGGCGAAATCGTAAACCTAATCGAGGATTTCTCCGAGGAAACCGGTGCCGCCATAGTATTTGCCCACCACTTCTCCAAGGGAAACAAGTCAGAAACTGATCACATCGACAGAGCGTCCGGCTCAGGTGTCTTTGCCCGTGATCCCGATGCTATCCTCACCCTCACCTCACACGAGGAAGAGGAACACCTAGTCCTCGAGGCAACCAATAGAAACTGTCCATTCTCACCGCCCAAGGTCCTTGAGTTCTCCGCCGATACCTTTCCACTTTTTATCCATCGACCCGACCTCGAGGCCAAATTCAGGAAGCCAGGGCAGATATCCACCATCCAAAAGAAGATAAATGAGGGCTTATGCGAGAAGTTTTTGACCCTGTTGGCCGATAAGCCGATTTGCGGAAGAAACGAGGCGATGGAATTACTTCAAGCTCAAACCAATAATAATATCGATGGCCATGTTTTTAAGAAAATATTATCGATGACTAAGGATCAAATTGAGGTCGAAAAAGGTGGTCCAAATAACAAAACTATCTACAGTTTGAAGCTAAAACTGAAAGGAGAATAAGTTAACTTTATTATCGGAAGAGTGGTAGTGCGACCCCTTATAGTATATATGCACTACTACTCTCTAAATAAAAAACAGGCTGTTAAGTAGTTAACCTTCGCACTAATGCTTTGGCCCGTAGCCGGCCCAATAGCTAAAGCTAACGCACCAGTGCGCCAAACCACCTGAAGGCGGCCCGTACCAGGTTAACTACTCCGCCAGCCTACAAGCTCGACCGAAGGGGAGAATAAAACCGAAAGAATGAATACACTCGTTAAACAGATTAACCGCTCAAACAGATCAATCCTGTCAAAGAGGTATAAACATATCACATCAGCCAATCACAGCAAGGAGGGCATTCGATATAAATCCAATGCCGTCAAAGAGGGCATTCAGGGGAATGGCGGGATTGGCGGTCTTATACCCTAGTGTGGTAGATTATATAGGTCAGGCGGTAAAAGACAGCCCTGTGTGCCTTGTAGGCGATTATTCGGGCTATGTTGAGATTATATGTCGGTGGTACTTTACCCTAATATCTTAAATATTAGCTTCAGGGCGATAAAAAAGCATTCGACTATTAAATCCCGTTCGAGGAAAAAGAAGAACAAAGTCAGGAGAGCATACCACTCTCGCTGGTTATTATGTATCGGTGACTTCTGCCTCGATGACTTTTTCATCCTTCAGGTTGGCAAGCTCGGCTCGGATCTCATCGAGGGATAGAGATTTCTTTACTTCAATGACCTGGGTAGGTTCACCTTCATACTGCCTGTGCTTATCGATTAAGATGCCTGTGGCGATTGGTAGGACTCCTGATGGGATTTCATCGTCATTCAACTTCGTTATGAGCTTTTCTACCGCAAGATGGGTAGCAGTTCCAATTAAGGCTCGAAGGTGCTTCTTTGAGTCCTTTAAGGTTTCTCCTTCACGGGATCGGACGATTGCAACTGTATGCGGTGAGACTTTACACGCTTTAATTATCGATGAGACTGTTGCCCCCTGGGCTAACATCTGAACTACTTTAGCGTAGTCCTTGGGTCGTTTATCGAATAGCTGTTGGCCAGTCCAAACTGATGGGCATACATCTTCGGTCTTCAGATTCGCTGGAAGGTTCTCAGCATATTCTACTTTTCTTGGTCGTTTAGTCGGCATGAAATTAATCGGTGCAGTACTATGATAATGAATTATCAATAATGGATTTGGCAAGAACAATTAGACATAATCATTATTGTACGAGTAGGCTTTTACTGATAGTCAACGACTTATGAAAATCTATATGCGATTCCTGACTTTGATAGGGGGGGAGGGGGGTCGGATTTCGCGGCCCGCCGATCACCGCGACCGATTGTAGCCCATAAAAAAATTTTCACTAATTGCGGCCAATCGTGTTGATAATCTGTTATCATTAAGCCAATGCCTCTCACCTGGACACCGCACCCCGCTCTCCCGCCTCTGACAAAATCGGAGATGCTGTCCATGTCCGCCGAGTCAATCCTCGCATACTGGGAGAAGAGAGAACAGGCCATTAAAGATGAAAAGGACGATCCTTATCGCCACGGCTTCGAGCTAGACATTTGGAAACGAGCAGATGAGCAGTTAAAGAATCACTCCGAATTATTAATTATGGGAGGCAACCGGAGTTCCAAGAGCCATCTTTGTGCTCGAAGAGTAGTCCAGTCCCTCGTTGAGAATCCAGGCACAATTATTTGGTGCTTAACCGAAACATCGGCCAACAGCATACAATTCCAGCAGAAGTTAATATTTAACGCATTACCTAAAGAACTTAAATCGCTAGGCCGTGGAAAAGTTGGATATGTGATGTACAGCTTACGAAATGGATTTACGGCATCTAAGTTCACTTTGCCCAATCGTTCCGAATGTATCTTTCGTAATTGGAGTCAGGACATTTCGACAATCGAAGGAGGAGAAATAGGCTCACCGCAAGATCCAGTCAACGGAACACATAACATTGGATTTTGGGCAGATGAACTCGTACCTATGTCGTGGGTAAACACACTTAGATTTCGGACCGTAACCCGCAATTCCAAGGGAATTATCAGCTTCACCGCCGTTGACGGATGGAACAGCGTAGTAAAATCGATGCTCACCGGTGCTCGCACCATAGAATCAACGAAGGCGGACCTATTAAACGGCGAGGAAGTACCTCTCGTTCAACAGCCCATCCGCAAAGCCAGTTCAGTGGTTTACTTTCACACAGCGGCGAACCCCTTTGGCGGATGGGAGGCGATGAAGAATCAGCTCGAGGGAGAGAAGCGGGAAACAATTCTTTGCCGGGCTTATGGAGTGCCTGTTCGCCAATCGAGAGCCATTTTCCCTAATCTGACAGACAAGAACTTCTGCACCCCCGACAAGCTCCCCAATTTCAAAGAAGCCAATTGGGTCATGTCGATCGACCCAGCGGGAGCAAAGCCGTGGACAATGGTATTATTTGCAATCGATCCACATGGAGTCGCATGGGCGGTTAAGGAATTTCCTGACTTCGATACCTGGGGTGGATGGATTGATCTGACTAAGGACAAGCTGTCTGCCGGCGAGGCCGCCCAGCCGAACGGGTACGGCCTGAAGGATTATGCCGATGAGATTAGACGCATGGAGAAGATATGTGGCGATTCGGAGGTCATCCGCATAATCGACCCGCGTCTTGGGGCGGCGAGCTATCAGAAGTCGGAAGGCAGTTCCAACATTATAGACGATTTATCGGACGAAGATATCATCGTTCAACCGGCAGAAGCGTTAGACATCGAAACAGGACTCCAGGCGATTAATAATCTGCTCGCATGGGATCGGGAAAAACCGATGGATTTGGATAATAAGCCTAGATTGATGTTCTCGGATGAATGTCAAAATCTAATAAGTTGTCTGCAAGCATATGTACCTGGTGACTTGAAAGCCGCTCCAAAAGATTTTGTAGACTGTGCTAGATATTTTGCAGTGGGTAATTTCGAGTATTTCGGCAAGGAGGAATTAATTTCAACAGGCGGAGGGGGATATTAATTATGGCAACAAATAGGAAGTGGAGTGAGGAACAGCGAGCGGGTGTTGTGGAATTGCGGACGGCGGGCATAAGCTGGGCAAAGATCAGCAAGCAGACGGGTATCCCTAAAGGTACTTGCATCGGTATATGGAAAGAAAGCCCACAGGAGGTGGATATTCCAATAACGCCAAAAACGATTATGGCACGAGTTCTCAAGCTCGTCCCCAACCCGAGGCTTATGCTTATTTACTTCGATGATCGGGAAGGAGTGGCGAGGTGCGTAAAGCGGCCCGAGGCCAACCATCCGCCTAAGAGTCAGGTGCTGGTAAAAAAGGTGGATGATGATCTCTACCGAATCGCATGATCAACAGGAAAAGAGGATCGATGCCATGCTCAGAGAGATGGTGGTCGAAGAGGGACTGGCGGCAATGGATTCGGGAAGAGACCCAAAAACGCACACGCTTAAAGAAATTGGCGAGTTCATTGGAGTCCCGCTTATCACAGTCCACCGAGTTGAAAAAGAGGCTTTGAAAAAACTTAAATTAATAATGTTAGAATTGGGAGTTAAAAATGGAAATTCAGGAATTTAGCGAAAAAGGGCCGGATGTAGATGCCATCAAGAAGGAGTTTAACGATGCAAAGTCGAATCTCTCCTTTTGGATGGATAAAGCCGAGCAAGGTAGGGAATGTCGGTTTAACGAATGGGCGGGCAAGGATGAAAGCGGAAAGAAGAACGGCCCGGAAGCATTTCCTTGGAATGGAGCCAGTGATCTCGAAGCAAATCTGATTAATCCCTTAATCGATGGAGATGTAGCACTCCTTTCTCAATCGTTATCACAGGCCAACCTGGTAGCCGCTCCCGTGGAGAGTGGAGACATTGGCAGTGCAAAGATGGTGAGCGAGTTTTTAAAGTGGCGGATGAACTCAATGACGGAACTTCCACGG